TGAGGAATTACCAATGTCTCCTGAAGGTGAAGAGCCACCTGTTGACGATATGGGAGGAATGGATGACATGCCTGATACAGGTGAAGAACCATTAGAAGGTGGAGAAGGGGAACCTACTACATTTAAATCAATTCAAAAGTTAACAGGTAAGTTAGCTCAAAAAATTAGAGATTATTCTGGTGAAGACGAGTTATCAAGTAAAGATGTAAAATATGTTATTAATTCAATACTATCTTCTTTAGATTTAAATTCGTTAGATGACGAAGATAAAGACGAAATCTTAACAAGATTTGACGGTGAAGAAGAATCTGACTATGGAATGGAAGATATGGGTTCAGAAGAAGAAGAGAATGATGAATCAGATATAAGTTCAGAAGAAGAACCAATGCCATCACCTGAAGGTGAAATGGCTGAAGGATTTATGGATGAAGGGGAATATAATGAATCGAACTATGTAGACGCCGCTCTTAACGATATCTTCAAAGAGTCAACAATTGAAAAAGTTCTTAAAAGTTATGTTTTGGTTAATGAAAATGAAAAGAAATTTGTTAATAACAAGAAAAAAGAGCAAAAAGTTATTTTAGAATCAAAAAAAGTAAGATACTCAAAAGAAATTGAAAGATTATCTTTAACTGAAGCACAAGCTGAAATATCAAAAAAGATTGTTAATAATTTCCCATTTATAACTTTTGTTGGTAAGACTAATAAAGGTAATTTAGTATTTGAAAATAAAGACAAACAACTTAAAGTATCTCCACAAGGTAATATCCTATGAGTTATTTAGTTTTTGTTAACGGATTAGGGGCAAATTACAGAGGAAACAAAACTTACGAGTTTATTTTCTCAGAAACCACTGATGTATTTGGTGATGATTGGGATACAAATCCTGCAAATGGAAACCCAACACCACCTGATACTGAAGAAATTAAAAAAGTAGGAGTATTGAATAGAGACGGAATAGATATGGAGCTCATTCAAAACTCCGATTTTTTTTGTATGAAAGATGCGATTGACAAAGTGATTGCGTTGGCTTGGGAAAAGGATAGTGATAAAGATGATAGATTAGTATTTCACTTTGGAATGAGTGAACAACAGGTTAAAGATAAACTATACGAAAAGGACATAATCCTTGAGTATTACAAAGAATTTGAAGAAAATGGTAACAGAAAAACAAATCCAAGAAATCATTAAGATGGGTGTTAGTAAAAACACTTTATCAAAGATGACATTAAAAGAAATTAAAAACTTACATGAGAGTATGGTAAATTCTCAAGGGTTTGTCGGAATGGATAAACCAATCGGAAGAATGGAAACTAAAGAACAAACTGGTAAAGTGTCTATGAAAGCGTCAAATGCTGACCTTAATAAAGTTAAAGAATTGTCAAATCAAGGGATTAATGTTGAGTTGATTGAGAAAAAAAATAATAAAAAAGTTGAACAAAATCCTTTTGGTATTTGTACGACATCATTAGGTTTAAAAGGTAAAAAGAAAGACGATTATACTAAAGGTGAAAAGAAAAAATTTGAAAGATGTGTTCTTGATGTCAAAAAGTCATTAAAAGAAGGTAAAAATCCATATGAAGTAATTTTGGAACAAAAAATGAGAGAGATTGTTGAATCAAACTTAAGACCAACTATGACAAAAAAAGATTTAATCAATAGTATTTTGGAATCAAAAACAAAAGAAAAAACTAAAGAGAAAGAAAAAACAACTACCCCTACTAGAAAGAATCCTTTCAAACCGGCTCCTGATACTGAGCCAAGACCAAAAGGTTCAGGGACTAAGGAAAAAGAAAAAACTAAGGAAAAGGAAAGAACAACAACAAATCCTAGAAAAAACCCTTTTCAACCAGCTCCTAATACAGAACCAAGACCAAAAGGCGAATTACCATCATATTTGAATTTTGGTAAAATGAATATTAAATTAAAAGGTGAGTAAGATGAAAAAAGAACAATTAGTAAAAAGATTGGTTAGTCGAATTAATGAGGCTCCTATCGGATACGAAGGACCTGAAAGAATGGCTCCTGATATCCAATCTAAATTTGAAAAAGGTGAAACTCCTCTTTCAGGTAATAAAGCATTTCCTGAAATTACACCTGAAGGACCGGATAAACCATCTAACTTTGAGCAACTTATTGCTTCACAAAGATTTAAAGAGGTTATCAACAGATTAAAAAGATATACTGGTCTTCAAGATGTTACATCACAAAATGCGATGATGCAACTTCAAATGATGGTGATGAGTGCTATGCAAGAGATTGCTCAGATTGAATCTGAAAATAAAGAATACTTGGAAGAACTTGCAATTGAGGTTGTTCAAAAAGAGTTTGCAATTCCTGAAGGCTCGTTACAATATGATGTAAAGTTGGTTCAACCAAATGATATTGACTCAAGTAAGTTATCACCTAAAGGTGAGGAACCAAGTGAAGAAGAAATTGAAAATATGTTTGGTTCAGAAGAAGAACAAGAACAACTTGAAGATTTCATGGACTCATTTGAACAATTTGACTTAGAAAAGGCAAAAAGAAGATTTATCAACTCACTTATCCAAGGAGCGGCTAAACAATCTTCTTATATGTTTGAATTATTAAACAGAGAGTTAAATGCTATTAACCCAAGGTTATTAAATTTGTATGGTGTGTTTATGTCATTTGCAGATTCACTTTATTGGTTAATGCCTGACTCAATGGTTCAAGGTATGGCAGGTGGAGGAGAATCTACATATGGTATGTCTGAGTTAGATGCTAAGACTGACCCACCAACAGTAAAGGCTCGTGGTGTTAACTTACCAATTCTTATTCATGAACTTGCTAAAGGTGTTATGGAAATTGCTGGAACATATGGATTACCAAAAGATAAGACAAGACAAGAGGCGGTGATTAACTCACAAGATACTGTTGTCGGTGAAATTTGGGATATGAGATTAGGTCCAGTTATTTGGCAAAAGTTCCGTGAGTCTTATCCTGATGAGTTATTTGATGACGATAAGAGAAACTTACAACAATATTTCCTTGTTAAGTTTGCTGAACTTACTCCAAACGAATTCTTTGCGATGGCTCGTGAAATTTTATCAGGTTCACCAAAAGGAAAGAAAATGGTAAAAGACATGGTTGATGAAATTATTGAAGAACTAAAAGGATATGAGTATGAAGATAGCATGAAGAAATACGAGGATGATAGTGACGACGACGATGATGAAGATTTTGATGATTTCTTAAAAGGATTAGGTATCAACTAAAAACTTTAAAACCCTTCAGAGATGAAGGGTTTTCTATTTTATGATAAATTTTATATTTATAGTATATGAGTTTATCTAAAGAAGCCGTTTTAATGGAGTATGCTAAGTGTATGAAATCAACACCATACGCCCTTAAAACTTATTTACAGACATACGACAACACTGTTTCAAAGTATGTCCCGTTAGAGTTATTCCCTGACCAAATTAGTTTGGTTGAAGATTACGAGAATTATAATGAAAATATTGCATTAAAGTACAGACAGGCTGGTGTATCTACGGTAACTGCCGCTTGGTCGTCAAAAAAACTTGTTTTTGCTAAAAAGAATAGTCCTGAAAAAGTTTTGATTATTGCCAATAAGTTGGATACTGCAGTTGAAGTAGCAAATAAGATTAGAGGTTTTACCGACCAATGGCCTAGTTGGGTTGGTGTTGGATTTTCTGCTGAAAAAAATTCACAAAGACATTTTAAATTAACTAACGGATGTGAAGTTAAGGCGGTTGCGACATCTAAGGATGCACTTCGTGGTTATACACCAACAATATTAATATTTGACGAGGCGGCATATATTGAAGCTGATGGTGATTTTTGGGCGGCTTGTATGGCGTCCTTATCAACAGGTGGTAAGGTTATAGTTGTATCAACACCAAACGGATATGATGCAATCTATTATGAAATTTACGACCAAGCATTAAAGGGAATGAATGAATTTAAAGTTTCCGAAATGGTTTGGTGGAAAGACCCAAGATATGCAAAAGATTTATCATTAGTTAATGTTAAAGATATTATTCATTATTATTTAAATCGTAATGAATATCCAAATGTTAAAATTATTGAATATAACAACAAAGAAAAAAACTTTGATGAGATTAGACAACTAATTTCACAGGGTTATAAACCAAATTCATCTTGGTATGAGTCAATGGTTAAAAAACTTAAATACGATAAACGTAAGGTCAATCAGGAGTTGGAATGTGCGTTTCTTGGTTCAGGGGATAACGTATTTGATTCTGATATGTTGGAAGATTTAAGGGTGAATATGGTTAAGGAACCACCTACAAAGATGATGGGTGGTGGACTTTGGATATGGAAAGAACCTGAAATGGGTAAAAAATATATCATGGGTGTTGACGTATCCCGTGGAGACAGTGAAGACTTCTCAACATTTCAAATTGTTGATTTTGATACAAGAGAACAAGTTGCTGAGTACGTTGGTAAACTTCCTCCTGACACTTTGGCTGAAATATGTTATAAGTGGGGTAATATGTATAATGCGTTCATTGTCATAGATATTACTGGTGGTATGGGAGTTACAACATCTTTACGATTGAGAGAATTAGGTTATAGAAATATGTATGTTGACGGTATTGATGTGTCAAACAAATGGAAATTTGACCCAAAGGCTACAGAAAAAATACCTGGTATTAACTTTAACGCTAAAAGAGTTCAAATTATTGCGACTTTTGAAGAGTATTTAAGACATGGATTTAGAATAAACTCAACTCGTTTATTAAATGAAATGAATACATTTATTTATGTAAATGGAAGACCTGACCATCAAAAGGGGCAACACGATGACTTGATAATGTCAGTCGCCATGGCTCTTTATGTTGGTGAGACATCGTTTACATCCCTTAATAAGGTAACAAATCAAACAAAGGCGATGATTGATTCATGGACTGTTAACACAAATGAATTCAATAGAAGACAATTCACGGACCCAGTAATTCCACAACAACAAGAAAACATTAAACGAGAAGCCACAAAAAGTGATTATGAAAACTATTTATGGTTATTCGGTGGTAAACGATAAAAACTATGGGATTATCTAAAAGACAAAGAACAGGAACATATAACGCCTCTGGGTCAAGAATGATTGTACCTGGATTGGGAGGATTGAGTTCTAAAATACAAAATGGTGATAAAATTTCTATTCAGTCAAATAACACAATTATTTTTGAGCCATCTCCGACACCTTCATCAACACTCCCACCGACATCTACACCGACACCAACACCATCTATTACACCAACTAATACTCAAACCCCAACTAATACTATAACACCAACACAAACCCAAACTCCGACTCAAACTCAAACACCAACACCTTCAATTACTTCAACTCAAACCATAACTCCAACACCTTCAATAACTCCAACAATTACCCCTACCAAAACTACAACACCTACACCTACACCAACAACACCAGTAACACCTTTAGCGGGTAGTTTATTATTCAATGGTACTAATCAAACGTTAGGTTTAAGTCCCGGAGTAACGTTTGGAGCGGGAACATTCACATTGGAAGGATGGTTCTATAACACTTCAGATTTTACAAACAGAGGTATAATAGGTTCCCCTGTTACTAGTCCTACAGGATGTATGAATTTATATTTTGCAAATAATACAACAATTACTTCTGACAGAAACGGTGGAGGTGGTTCATTTAGTTATACAATGGCATCCTCAATTAGTTTAAACGCTTGGCATTATTTGATATACAATCGTAATGCGGATGGAACTACCGCAGTTTACATTGATGGTGTTAGATGTATTGCTACATCAACAGATTCTCTGAATTATAATACTGCAACTGATACTGTTGGTAGATATTATGGTGGATATTGGCCAGGTTACTGGACTAATATGAGAATGACTATTGGTACCGCAGTTTATAACTCATCTTTAACTACACAATCAAATCCTACAGGACCTTTAGAAGTACAAGCAAATACTAAATATTTAATGTTAGGTGCGGTAGTTACAACAGATAGTTCAGGAGTACAAACTGTGACAAATAACAATGGTGTAACACAAACAAGTTTAGTTAAACCATTCTAATATCACCAATTACATGTCTATCATGTTTTGATTAAACTTTAATTTAATTTAAAAGTATTTATATTTTAGTATGAGTGAAAATAAACTAACGGTATGGCAACGGTTATCCCAAACATTTGGACCCAATTCTCTTTTGGGTCAGGATTATCCTACGTACAAATATGATAAAAGTGAGTTATTAAAAACAACATCTAAGTCTGAATATGATAGAGAAAAACTTCAGGCACAACAAACATATTATTTAGCAAACCAATGGGGTAGAATTGAAAATAATCTATATACACAGGCGGTTTTTTATGAACCAACGAGATTATCATCATTCTATGACTACGAGTCAATGGAATTTACACCTGAAATTGGAGCGGCTTTAGACATTTACTCAGAAGAATCAACAACTATCGACCAAAATGGTTATATGTTACAAATTTATTCTGAGTCTTCGAGAATAAAATCAATTTTAGGTGATTTGTTTAATAATGCTTTAGATTTAAACACTAACTTACCTATGTGGATTAGAAATACATGTAAGTATGGTGATAATTTTGTATATCTTAAATTAGACCCTGAAAAAGGTATTGTAGGATGTATGCAATTACCAATCATCGAGATTGAACGATTGGAAGCTGGTATGGGTGCTCACTCAACAGATTCAACAACAAATCCTGAAAAGAAACATTTGAAATTCAAATGGAAACAAAAGGATTTAGAGTTTAATACTTGGGAAATCGCTCACTTTAGATTACTTGGTGATGATAGAAGACTTCCTTATGGTACTTCTATGTTAGAAAAAGCTCGTCGTATTTGGAAACAATTATTGTTATCTGAAGACGCTATGTTAATTTACAGAACATCAAGAGCACCTGAAAGACGTGTATTTAAAGTATTTGTTGGTAACATGGATGATGCGGATGTTGAACCATATATCCAAAGATTTGCTAATAAGTTTAAGAGAAGTCAAACGGTTGACCATAAGACAGGTAATGTGGATATGAGATTTAATCAGATGGCGGTTGACCAAGATTATTTCGTTCCTGTTAGAGATACTACACAAACAATGCCGATTGAGACATTACCGGGAGCTGCGAACTTATCAGAGATTGCCGATATTGAGTATATCCAAAAGAAATTGTTAACGGCTCTTCGTGTTCCTAAAGCATTTTTAGGTTTTGAAGAAACTGTTGGTGATGGTAAGAATTTATCATTACAAGATATTCGTTTCGCTCGTACCATCAATCGTATTCAAAAGAATATGATTTCTGAATTAAATAAAATTGCGATAATACATTTATTCATATTAGGGTTTGAGGATGAAATATCAAACTTTACATTAAGTTTAACAAATCCTTCAACACAAGCGGATTTATTGAAAATTGATGTATGGAAAGAAAAAATACTATTATTTAAAGATATGGTTTCCGACCCAGGAAGTGGTATTGCGGCAGTTTCACAATCATGGGCTAAGAAACATATTCTTGGTTTTTCAGATGAAGAAATTAAACTTGATTTACAACAACAACGTATTGAAAGGGCTGTTGGTGAAGAACTTAAGAAAACTGCTGAGGTGATTACTCACACAGGTATATTTGATAATTTAGATAAGTTGTATGGTAAAAAAGAAGGTGAACCAGCTGGAACACCTACTGAAGGTGGAGGGGCTCCACCATCTGATTTTGGAGGAGGTGAAAGTGCTCCACCTGAATCACCAGCTCCACCTGAATCACCAGCTCCAGCGGCTCCTACAGTACCTGAAGGTTTAGATGGTCGTAATTCTGAACTTAATATAATATTAGAAAATACAGGAATGTTAAATGAAGATGAATTAATTGATTTAAGTCGTGTTCAAGAATCTTTAGGTGAAATGGGTGACCAATTAGATAAACTACTTAAAGGCTGATATTTATATAAAAAAATGTAAACATGAGATTCGGATTAATAAAAACATTAGTAGAAAATAAATTAATTGATTCCTTTGTTAAAGGAACTCTTAAAACTGATATGAGACTTTTTGAAAGAAAATTACTTAAAAATAGTGATTTTTGTAAGTTAATGTCGATATATGATAATTTAAAAGAAAATAAAGAATTAGATAAAGAAACCGCAACTTATTTGGTTGACGATTTATCTAATGAATTTAGACAAATCAAATTATCTGAGAATACAGTAAGTTTTATTAAAAGTTGGACTAAAGATGTTGTTCTTGAAAACAAATATAAAACAATTGATGAGTTATTTTACGGTGACTTATTAAAACCTGAAAAGAAATCAATTGCTAAAAAATCAATTGTTGAGTCTTTAGGTAAAAAACCAATAATTAAAGAAAGTAAAACTCAAAATGTTCCAATTAGTTCAATGTTAAAAGTTGCTAATAAGACTGCTGAAAAATATTTAGAAAACTTAACTGAATCTGAAAGAAATTCTGTCAAACAAATTTTAACATCAGGTGATGAAAATTTAAAAACAAAATTTACTGAATTAAAAGAAAGTGCTATCAAAAAAATTGATACTCTTATTTCAGAATCTGATGAAGAATTAACTAAAGTTTTAATGGAAACAAAAGAAAGACTTACAAATGTAAAACATTCTAAAAAAGAATATATTAAATTAATGAATTTAACTCAAAATTTATAATTCATTATTTTTTGAATTTTTATAAATAGCATTATTTAAAATCTGACGTTTCATGTCAGATTTTTTTTTATACTCTTTCCTGTCTTGTAATTCTTTTATCATTTTAGTTTTTAAAACTTTTGATTTGAATTTTTTAAGGGATTTTTCAATATTCCCTTTATCAACTGTGATAATTAACATTTTTTTGACAACTATACTTTTGTGTGTTATTATTAATGTATAAATAAACGAAGATATGAAAAGGTTGTAAATGAAAAAAGGAAAAAGTTGCTCTATCAAAGGGTATAAAAAAATAAAATGTTCTTATGGTACAGTAGATTCTAAAAATTTTAAATCAATATACTTAAACATTCAATCTTGGGTTGAACCCAAATCTATTGAGGACTCTTGGATAAGACTTGTGTCTTACTTTAATAAACAAATAAAAAATACAATTACAGATTCAGTTAATGGTGATTTATTTAGTGATAATTTTATTGTTGATTTAGATTTAAGAACTTCAGGTATTACTTTGAAAAAAAGGTCTTTTATGAATCTTGAAGTTACTTTTTTTATAAAAAAATCAGTAGATTTTAAATCATTAGAAATAAAAAATTCACTTAAAAAAATTATTTCTAATTTAGAAACTGACATTTTTAATAAATCAACTCATTTTAATTTTCATTTAAGTAAAAACGATAAAATTAAAAAAGAAAGTAAATTAGAAGTTGTTTAGTATTTATCTATAAAAAGGTAAAATGCAAAATTACAAAATATTAGGTCCAAGAGAGACAGGAAAAGGTATTTTAATTGAGATGGATGCGGGATATGTTTCCCCAACTGAAAAACATAATCAAACATTCTTACAAGAAAGTAGGGATTTTAAAGATTATTCAAAACCATTTGAATTTTATGCTGTTCTACAAAAATATAATACACCGAATAGAAACGGTAGAATATATCCTGAAAGAATTCTAAAGAGAGAATCTGAAAACTATATAAAAAATTATATCGGTAAGAAAACCGCTTTATCAGAACTTAACCACCCTGAGTCTTCATTG